CCTATAGACACTTGTAACCGAATTGATTTGATTTGCTGTTGTGTTTGCTGCTCTCCATTTACCAATTGATGTTACATAATTATTTTGAGCGAACGAACTCATTCCGGTATAAGGAGTTACGTTGTTGAAATTGTTGATTTCCGAATTAGCAAATCGCCGTCCATCAATATGAAAATTTAAAAGATTCTCTACCGAGGATGCTCCATACGTCGATGCATTGACAGAAATACCGACAATTCTAAACGAATTATTTGTTGCAGGAGAAGCCAATGAACCAAAAGTAATTATGGGTGATGTATTGACTGACGCAACGCCGGGAAGACTATTTACTACATGTGCCTGAAGCGAACCTGTTTCGCCAAAAGTGTTATAACCAAGGTTGAGCGTACCAAATGCAGTGCCACCCTCGACACGATCAAGCGATCCAGACGGGTTGTTTGCATATCCAGAATTAATAATGGTTGAAACTGGAGTTGTGTTATATGATGTAGCATTAATTGCCATATTAGATTTAACAACTGCCATAATTGTCCATGTATTTGAAACTGGGCGAGGCAGTGCAGGATTTGCAAGCGTTCCGCCATTCCATGCATATAATGAATTTGAGGTCGTCTTTGACTGAAAGCCTGATGTCGGTGGCTTGAAGTTTGTTGCTTCTCCAGAAGAGAGCCCAAGAGAATTTACTGTACCCCCAATAGAACTATATGCATATACATTACCTGTATTCTTTACAGTATTTGCAGAGAATCGGATGGCAGGTTTTCCCCCAACTGCATTTGCAATGAATTGTGGGGTATAGAAAAGACCACCATATGTATTTGCATAAACGTGATGCTTGTTCGGGCTTTGATCAAACCATGAAATAACATTACTTCCATTCATTCCTGTCTCAAGATAGGGCGATGGTGTATATGCACCAGCGACTCCATGCACTACGGGATCGTATTCTTCAAACATCCACCCGTCAAAATGATATGTCGTATTTCCAGTTGCCTGAGTAAACTTGGATCTATTCGCAAGTTCAACCCTAATACCCATTCTGGTACTGGGGAATAATGACAGATCAAACACCACTGATTTTCTTTCCCAAATATTCTCTGCCGAGTAATCTTCAGCCACTGGCCAAGCACCGGAAAATCCAGCCGAAGAGGCGGGGGAGATGTTCGTCGCCCCAGAAGAATTTGCAACAGCAACTGTAGCTGCCCACGAATTCCGGGTGGCGTGATCTGAGATTGTATTACTAACTTTACTATAGACACTCATTAACCATTTTTTATACGGTTCAATAATAATCGGAAATTCACTGTCAGGATGGTTTAAATTGAACTGTCCAAACGGGGTGACATCTGAAATTGTAGGGATATCAAACTGGGGCCCCAGGCTGGTGTGGCGATCAATGATCTTCAAAGCTCTCTTACCAAAATATGAATCATCAGTTCCCTTGGCAATTACATCAAGAACGGCACCGGATCGAATATTATAGTCCTCATCCAAATCTTCAAACGACGACCACCCAACAGGGAAACGATTTCTCTCTGTTCCATATATTCCATTTGATGTTGCAGTATCGTATTGGTTATAATTAACATTCTTCGGACCAATCGCATCGGCTCTCCACCATGCAGCGAGAGAATCAAGTTGATCGGGCGTAAACTCATTTGTCAAATTATTTTCTACGGACTTATATGATCCATTGGCCGAAGACTCTGAAATCTTTGTGCCGAACATTGCCATACCTGCCGGATGTGTAGATTCGCGAACAACAGTCTTATAATCCTTTACCTGCTGTTTGGATCGAAGGTCATATGCATGATGCTGCCAATATTTGCCATCAGACAAATGAGAAGATGATGAAAGAAGACTGCTATCCTCTCGGTATGCTCCAGTGCTTGCTCCTTCTTGCTTTTGCATCGAAGAAAGCTCATCGAGCGAAACATAATCAATTTGAGTTGTACCCTGAGAATAAGTCGCACCATTTGCAGACTCATTTACTTTTATTGTTGGCGTAAACCACAAAGCACCATGAGGAAGTTTAACCTCGCCGTCGAGTGCCCTTTGCAGAGAATTATAATGTCGAGTTCCGCTAGGAAGATTTAATCTACCCCCATTTCCCCGATTCGATTCAGATAATGGAATGCCAGATTTCTTTGGTGTTTTTTCTCGGCCCTTAAAGTATGCAACGTAATTATAAAACTCATCATCAATAGATTGACTATCTGATGCGAGCCAAAAAGCCTTATCATATGTACCAGAACTATCTGGTGTCAATGGATTCGTATATTGGTCGTTATCAATAATTCTTTCCGCAGTATCATAGGCTGCAATTCCAGCAGAAAACCGATTCCCTGCAACCGTGGACCACGCAGAGTTTCCTCCCAAATCTCTTGCACGAACAGTCAACCTATACAAATGTGCCTCGCCACCATATCCATATTTCCTTGAATATACAAGTTGACGATAATCTCCATTTGCAGCAGCAACACTGTTGTTTCCAATCTCCAAAACCTTGGCACCCAAAGCGCCATCAACACTAGTGTTGGCCAATTTCAATTCGCCCTGGCCATCCCCCGTAGTGTGCCAAAACCCTGTATTTGAATAAAATATATGGCTTCCCAGCTCATGAGTATTGGCATACCCCAAAATAAGATTCGCATGACCCCACGGAGGATTGGTGCTATTTGCTCGGTACGCCGACCTTCCATCATACGCAGAAATAACTGCATTGGCAGTTTCTGGCATACGAAAACTATCAAACACAAGCAATCTCTTCATGACAGGAAGAATAACTGTATTTGAACAAACTGATGTATTGGCAGAGCCCGCTTCGGAATAATATACGTCTTCAAGTATATCAAAAGTTCCCGAGTAGTCAGACAAATATACATGAGCCATGTGTCTTGTCTGCTCTAATATTTTTTCCGGGTGACTTACTTCATTATAGTTCGAGGTTAATGGCGCAGGAATGGTATTGGATGAACTTAGAACACCAGAAGAAAAATCTGTTATCGTGTTTGCAATTCTGCCTGTTGTAAAAGTATCAGAACCCCGTGGCAGAACCTCAACTCGCTCGACAGTACCGTAGGCACCAGAACTGGCACCAACGATCTTTTTATTTTCTATTTGATTCAAACCATCAACATAATTAACTCGTATTCTGGCTCTTCTTACATAGTCTCCACCGCTTGCAACCAATATATCTTTTTGTGGATAATAGAGTTCGATCTCGTCATTATAGATCAAACGAAATAACATCTTAAATGAATCTTCTGTACCAACTGCCTGATAGAAGTTTACGAGATTCTTGTATAGAGTGGCTTTGTTTGCCCCGGAGTAGATTTCTTGCGGAAACGAATATGCATACTGACGGCGAAACATCTCAACAAAATTATCAAAATCCGTTTTGTCTACATCCCCGATGTCCTGTAGAATCTTTGCTGCCGTATCGGCACCATAATAATATACACTGGAATTTGATGTGGTTGCCATCAAAGTATTATTTGCCATGAACTCATAATATTTTTCAATGAAGGTTGCAAATTTAGGATGATCCTGTATTACGAATTCGGGTATATGTTGCCGAACCAATAGAGATGTCTGATGACCATTTGATGTCCTTACGACGTTTCCCATAATGTATTCATTTCCTTCTTAGTATGATCGAACACTGTCTTCTGCAACGCGCAGGGTATCATCAATACAATTTATTGTAATATCATCAGATTCAATTGTAATGATTGTATTTCTTTTTGGAATAATATCCTGAATTCTGGGTTTTGCATAAATATAAACATAGTCCGAACCGTCCTCAATTTTCATTGTCTTGAATTTTCTAAGACGCAGATCGCCATTATTATAATCAATTGTCCCAATATTTTTTTCAAGAACTGTATAGTCCGGCGAGTATGCATTCAATCCCCCACCTTGATAACTCACTGGGTTTGTCTTGTCCGAACTATCTATAGTTGAATACAAGGAATCTGTATTAATCCCAGTAGAAACAATTTTCAATATTCCATCATCATCTATAATCACACAATTATCAACATTTCTATATTTGAATAACGTAGATTGAATAACCCTGGCGTGACCCGCGTGTGGGCGATAAATTGGATTGTCGAAATGAATACTAAACTCTCCCTGAACTCGTATAATTGGTTTAAAGCGTTTCTTCATTGCAATATTCATATTACTATTCATAATACCCGCTTCTGTATCATCAATAATTCTTGAGAGGGCAGAGTATCTAAAATACTGATCAAATTTACTAAGATTATTAGAAACATATGCCAAGATATTTGCCTTAATCAAATTCTTTAATTGATCGGGAGTCCTTGCTGTTTTTCGTGGATCATATGCAATGCTAATGTCAGGAACAATAAACATATAAGCTGGACTAACAAATTTTGGCATCACTGTAACCACATTTCTTCGCTTCAAAATGTCTTGACCGATTCGCTGCTCTTCTGCCCCAGAAAGAACCTGGCCAGTCTTTGGTTTTACGCAAATATAAACTCTACCATAATCGGGTGGTTCATTTTCTTCGCCGCCCCACACACGAACCGCATCAACTAGATTATAATCATTCTCCAAGCGGGTTTTATAATCGTTTGCTGTGACGACACGTTTCTGTAAACCAAATTGTCTCGGAGCCTGAATTCTAACCGAAGATGTTGTTTCTCTTTCTGATCCACCTGATGCTCGGGTAACTCCAGAACTTAAAGTAACTGTTGAACTTGTTGCACCAGTTATTGTATCTGCAACAAAGAATTTAGATGCGCCATTTCCATCAAAGCCAAGAAGAGACACATTGTATGTAATTGAAACCTGATCACCATTGCTAGGCTTCTTGCCAATCGAACCATCACCAAAATAAATTTGATATTTGTTTTGGTCGCCCTCTTGGAGAAAATATACTTTAGAAGTTGAAGTAGCCTCTGTAATATCGTCGGCCAACTGATAATACTCACCGGCAACTGCAACTGTTATGGTAGAAGCATCAACGTCTTCATTTGGAATCTCAAATATCTCATTCGTCGTACCCAAAACAGTATATGTTGTTCTGGCAGCGACACCCTCTTTTAATTCAATAGAGGGTATTTGATAATTGGCAATAATCGTATTGTACTGTGCAGCATATGCCTCGGTCGTCAGAAAAGTATAGGTGTCTGTTCCAATCTTTGATGTAAATTTAAAATTCTTTGGAATGGTGACTGATGCTCCACTTTCAACAACAAGATCCACACGAACAGAAGCACCTTTTCTGGAGGCTGGAGTATATCCTAAATGCTTGGCTATGGATACAACTGAAGACCGCAAACTTGCACTGTCCATAAACATTTCGCTTGCAAGCATGTTTACATAAAAACCATTATAGTGCGTATTGTATGCAAGAACATCAAGCAGAATATTTAATGCAGATCCAGTAAAATCGTAATCTTTAAATTCGTCTTGCCCCTGAAGATATGTTCTTAATGCAGTCTTAATCGCATCAAAATCAAGCTCGGTAATTTTTAAATTATTAGTCGTTGTTATATAATCTGACATTTATCTGGTTCTCTCTAGCATGAATGTTGTTTGGCGTTCTACCTCTTCATTGATAATAAAGAATTTTAAAGATACATAATATGCATTTTGTTTTTCCTTTGGAGTGACATCTATATTCGACAGACTAACTCTCGGTTCAAAATTTTCTATTACTTCAACTATATCACTCTTAATTCTAAGTACGGTGGCATAGGTCATTGGCTCAAATAGTTGTGCATTTAAATTTGAACCAATCTCTGGATGAAACAGTCTCTCGTAATGATTTGTCAATAGTAAATAACGAACAGAACGCACAACTGCTTCTGCGTCATACTTCATGCTCAATTTTCCTGTATTTGGATGTGATGTAAAATCCAAATCAAAATCTGACCATCGCTTTGCTACTGGCAAGTTACACTCCTTCTTCTATTTATTTATACACCTAGCCTTAAGCATCAACCCGAATTCCTTCATCAATATCCCTAATAATTTCATCAACATTAGATGCGGTTGCAGTAGAGTCTGCAAAAGTGATTTCGCCGCCAGCCTCTATATTCATTGCGCCCGAAGCAATAACATCAACAGTTTCACCGACAATTCTTGCATTCTTTGCGACTCTTGCCAATAAATTCTCACCAACTTCTGCTGTTACGTTCTTTGCAACAGTAATATCAGCATTCATGTCTGTTTTAATTTTAATATCACTTTCGCAATAAAAATCAGCCTGACCGACCACATGAACGGCACACATCCCATCAACCTTTACACCCTTGTCCCCGATGGTAACAGAGAAATCATCCTTGACCACCTTTGTTACCTTTGTCCCGTCAGGATGAATTTCATAAAATGTTCCGGTTCTGTGCGTCTCTTTAATTCTCTCTGCGCCGGGAGTGTCATCAACCTCTTTTAAGTGACCGCTATCAGACTCCTCTACGGTATTGAATGGATATAATGCATCATATGGATTTTCTGGTTCTGGAATTTCTGATGCATCTGTTTTAACAACTTTTGTTAATGCCTGTAATTCTTGATGAGCCTTGGTAGCCGTCTCCTCAACAATGCCGCGAGCAAGTCGCGGTGTATTAATCTCATTAATTTTAAGAGATCCGTAATCAGTTATCTCTTCATAGGTCAGAATTCCATCTTCCACAGACAGCACCGTTTTTTTAGGTTGATCCTCAATAACACCACCTGCGCCTTCACGATCATCAACAAAACCAATATCCCCAATGCGAGGAACTTTATTGGCAAGATTAATTGCAGCAACAGGTTCTTCGTTTTCATTAAAACCAGACGGGCCCCCGTATCCTGTGTTGATTGTTCCCATCATAACCAAATCTTGACCAAACTGCCCATCCCGATAGAAACCCATGACTCTTGTTCCGGGTTTTAATCCTACAATCTTTCCATGAGGGTTGTTCAGAGGCAAAACTGGATATGCCCAAGGCAATTCAACTCTCGACAATTCTTCCTTCAATGGAGTATTGTGACCAATGACACGAACCTTACATCTTCCCGCTCCGGTCGGATCTAAATTATCTTCAACAACACCTTCCCACCAATGAAAACTTCCACCTTGCAATCCCATAGCTTATGCCTTTACTGGAAGTGGGTTAGTAAACGAATCTGCAACAACTTCCATTGTTGTTAGGTATTCATTATCAACAGAAGAAATAAGATGCTGAACCTTTGATACCAAATATCTACCAGACAACAATTCATCAAGATTTCCGCCCGTTTCCTCTAAAGTGGGAATTTTAAGTTCTATAATTTCACCAACTCGCCTCTGACTATCGCCGGAAACAACAATTTGCAATCGTATTGCGTTAATCTGTCTCATTTGAGAATTTCTTATCAGTTCAGAATCCACTCTTTCATCTGCATAATTTGTTCTCGTATCAAAAGACCCATAATGTTTTGGCACAAACCTAATATGTGAATTTTTTCTTTCACTATATGTTTTGTTGTTTGTTAATGATGTCTTGCCTTGACCCATACCAACTTCGTTGTAATTAGCTGATTTATATTTTGAATAAGATTCATCATAATTAAAATTTGAATAAGAAACTTTGCGTTTCATTAGATCATTACTAACCATCGTAGATCCATATACACCAGCTTGAATATTTGCAATAGTATTTGGCAACGCAACAATCTTGTATCCCCTTACGCTTGCCAACTTTCTCAAATCATTCTTCTTACCTGATGGCGGATCAACAACATATGTGATGGAGGGCATGACCTTTGCCGGATCAACAAGACTTTCAATCGAAACAAACTGAAAAATTCCACCAGACTGCTCAAACAAAACGTAGTTTGCACCTTGATATTCAGCAGATCGAGATACCTTGGTAATCATATTCAATACATCAATTGGAGATTTGTTGTTGATTATGATACTGCCTTTATTCTTTGTATCTTCTGTATAAATTCTCTTTTTACCAATGACATTCAGGGGAGTGAATATATCCTTTGCCATATCTGAATATTTTACTTCTCTGTATGCCCGGTTGACTTTAAGTTGATCTGCCGTAATTTTTTCTGCTGAACAAAACTTCAATTTAATAATTCTAGTATCTTTGTTTGGTCGAGTGACGCCGACATTATAAACCCTACCAACAAAATCAATCTCCTCCTTTTGCGGTGTCTTGAATCGCAATTCAATCACCTCGTCTCCAACCAATGCCATTTCATTAAAAATATTAATTTTATCGTTAATGGTTACTTCGCCAGAAAGAAATTGGGTGTCTCCGGCAAGCAATCCCATACTCTCAGTATAGGTAATTGCGTTCCACGATTTAGGTGAAATTTCTTTTAACTGTTTTCCGCTAGAGGATATGACATTGAAATGCGATACATCAATATCACCCTGTCCTTTGTTTTCGGCTTCACCCATACCAGATCACCTTCGGCGCACAACTAAATTTTCAAAATTATCAATAAATTCCTGAACAAGACTCCTCCTAAGAAGTGTAATATCAGATCGTTTGTCATTTTGATCTACTTCATAATCCAATGCATATACAGTTTTAACACAAGCGCCAGATCCAAAGTTATAAATCGAAGAAGGTACGCCATTTACAGTTCCGGTATAACTAAAAGTGAAATCGCTAGGAACAACCATTTCCGACCTTAGTATTACATCGTCCACACTAAATGCATCATTATTTGCAGTTGCCTTGATTTCTTTTGTTTCATGATGATGAACCTGTGTAGATGCGGTTTCTGTACTTCCATACTTATTCACAATAAATCGTTCAAATGTGAATGAATCCATAGGCCAGCACCATTGGGGATCTCTAATATCGTTCATCAAAAGAATTACCCAATGATAATCAGCATTGTCATAATAATTATAGGCAACATGTTCAGGCTTTTCTCCGTCTTGCACACGATAATTGTAATATACCGTCTTGTCTGTTCTGGCTTCCAGCGTTGCCCGAACCCGTTTGAATACATCTGTAACTACCTTGTAATCTACACCACCATCAAATGTGGTGTATGGAATTGTGGGAAGATAGCTAAAATATTTGCCGTTCATGGGCATGGTTAGTATCCCGCTTCCATATCTTGCCTTGTAAGCAGTTCGCTTTCCATAAAGGTCAAAGTAAGATTGGTCTGCATTGGTCGCCCATCATAAAAAGTATGATTTGTTCCGTCACCAGAATAATTAACTACAATATTTGTCAAGGCACATGTTTTTAACTTGTGCAGCTTCTCTGTATTCCAATATTCAATTTGAAACATTGATGGGTATCCCCAATATCTACGAGAACCATCAACCGTGGCAGGGGGCGCAGCATATGTCTTGAACATCTGAACAATTTGTTGAATGGATTCACCCTCTGTTGAATTTTTTGGAGACATCTTAAAATCGAAAGTAAAAGTTCTTGGTTGAACACCCGTAAAGAATAATTCCCAATATGGATTGATCGCCAACCCCTGCTCTTTTAGGCCTTTAGCTTGAAGATTCTCTCCACCTGTTTTGTTAATTCCTAAACCGGCACCTATTGATGCTAGTTTATTACCAGCAATTCCGCCGATTGCCTCAGTGGCTATACCGGCTGCTCCTGTTAAAGCTGCCGACGAATTTAAATCCTGTAATATACCAGCAACATCTCCTGACATGACTTGTGCTGCTAGTCCGCCCACAGCACCAAGCAAGCCCATCTCACCACCACTCCAGTCTGCCTGATACGTTTCAGTGATATTAACTGGCATATAAAGAACAATATCGCCTTCGGATTTCACCGTACCTTGAAGTGCCTTTGAAAACTCTTGAGCAACACCACCAATACTTCCAGCAAAACTACCAAGACCACCAAGAGCGTCTTTTGCGGTAGGAACACTCTCCACCACACTATCTTTAAACTTAGATGACTGATCAGACAACTGACCCAGTGTCGATTCTAAACTAGTCGGAATTCCTGGGAGTTTCGGAACAGAAGGCAAAGAAGGCAAAGAAGGGACAGAAGGCAAAGAAGGCAAAGAAGGCGGAATCAGCGATTCGGGAATCCCCAGATTGCGGAGGTGGACCGAAGCATTGACGGCTGATCCGACAGTGCCTGCAATGCGGGCACCCAGATTGACAGCACCATCTGCCGCGTCCATCAACTTGGGCAATTTACCGCCATTTACCATCTGACCAAATGAAGTTCCAGTTTTCGTAACAACATTAAATCGAATAAAATGCCTCTGCCCCACGCCTTCAACATCAGATGGAAAACTTACAGAATTTCGACCATGCTTACTACGAAACAAATCCCCCAGCGGGCCCGGAACACTGGAACCAATTCCACTAACAATTTTCGTACCCAAGTCTTTAAAATTAGGCATAGAGATTTTCCTTTAGTCTAAATATAAATATAGAATTAACTATAATTATTTAGGCGAACTATGGCATACAAAGGTCGATGGAAACCAAAGAATCATAATAAATACGAAGGAAATCCTATGAACATAACATATCGTTCATTATGGGAACGACAAACCTTTAAATGGTGCGATAATAATCCAAAAATAAAACAATGGAGTAGCGAAGAACTAAAAATCCCTTATATCTCAAAAACTGACGGGAAACGACACAACTACTTCCCAGACCTCAAAATAACATATAACAACGGAAAAATCGTGATAGTCGAGATCAAACCCAAGCGACAAACAAAACCACCACCCAAACCAAAACAAAAGACTCGACGCTACATCAAGGAGGTTTATGCATACGGGCTAAATACATCCAAATGGGAATACGCCCAGGAATATGCAAAGGATCGTGGTTGGGGATTTGAAATCTGGACAGAAGATACATTAAAATCAATGGGAATAAGGATAATCAAATAAATACTCATATGGCAGCTAAAAAGAAAAACTTCAAAACAATCATTGAATCTAGAACGAAACGCGGGTCCATGCCCGAAAACGTATATGAATCGCGTGAATGGTTTCGGCAAAAAGCAATTCGTGCCAGACATCTAAAAGGCGCAAGCACACAAAAAATTATAAGAATTGGTCGTGAAAATCAAAGAATGCGACCAACCATCAAAACAAGAAGAATGCTTGGGAAGCTATACATGTTTCAGTATGAAGCAAAACATGCCGAAACGCTTCCGTACTACGACGCATTCCCTATTATATTCCCAATTGAAGCCCATAGTGATGGATTTATAGGAATCAATCTACATTATCTACCTCATATATGGCGAGCAGTTTTAATGGACAATCTCTACGACCTAAGAACTAACGAAAATATGGATGAGACAACAAGGCTACGTTTATTCAATAACGGATACAATATACTAAAAAAATCTGCTAAATATAAATACTTTAGACCGTGTGTTAAAAGGTATCTAAACGAACAAGTGAAGTCTCGTTATATGGAAATTTCCCCCGACGAATGGGAGATTGCATTATTTTTGCCATTGGAAAGATTCGTAGGAGCATCAAGAAGAGTGGTCTGGAATGAATCCAGAAAGAAGTATCAAAAAGGCAAGAAGGTGGGATAAGTGGCATTTAACGTAAACGAATTTAAATCCAGAATAGGTGGGCAATTAGCATCTCCCGCAAACTTTAGAGTATTGCTGACCGGAGCAATTGTAGACTCCGATAGTTCTCGATTACTTTCTCTTCTATGTAATCAGGCACAATTTCCGAGCAGACATCTTTCAACAAATGAATATACAACACATGGACCAACTCGAAAAGTTCCTTATCAAAGTATCTATGACGACATTGTGCTTGGTTTTTATTGTAAGGAGGATATGGGTGTACTCAAACTATTTCAAGAGTGGCAAAACTTTATTGTAGACAACAATTCGACCAACGAGTTTAGTTACTTTGATGATTATGTTTCTGATATAATTATAGAGCAATTTGACAATCAAGGAAAGGTAACACATTCGGTAAAATTAATTAATGCATATCCTGTCATGGTGGCTCCGCTTCAATTAGACTGGGCTCAACAAAATGCATTTCATAACTTTCAAGTAACAATGGCATATCATTATTGGAGAGAAGAGCCGCTTAGTCTTAATCCGTTTGGAAACTACCTGCGGGTCAATAGTCTATATCCAAACTTTGATATAGCTGGCGCTCTAGGAAAAACAGGAACAGCCCTATTCTCTAGAGCAGATGGTCAATTTATGAGTAAAGTACAACAAACCATTAGCTTTGGAAGAAACCTCGGAAATAAAGAAACTACTTCGTTGTCTGGAAAACAACAATCTGGTACTCCTGAAGATAATACTATGGTCAACTAACCCTTAAAGGAGATAATTAAATTATGGCTTTACC